GGGCTGGATAGTTGTAATAATAAAACAGATATTACTATAAATAATCCAGCGATAAATGTATTTTTGTTTAAAATAGGTATTCTCCTTGGTTAGCCCCATGAATTAGCCCCATGAGTTGTCTTCAGAATGCCCTTTAAAACGGTTCTACGGTGGTTTTAACGGACTTTCAGACCTTGGTTGTTCCTCTATCCCTTTCTTAAGTTAAAATGGCCCCAGATTACTCCAGGGCCACCTTTAAGACCTGAATCGCTCAAATATCCCTTTAGGTGTGTGTAGCGTTGTGATCTTAAGTATTAATTTTACCAGTTATTTGGAATTTCGTCCAAACTCTTTTTCGTTAGGCTGCAAAGCCTTTGCCAAAGGTCCTAATAGACCTGCTAAAAATGCATTTGCCAATACCTTTGGATCTGTAATTCCAGACATGTATAGAGCCACAACTGATGCCACAGATGCTCTTGCCCATGATTGAGCCATTGCAATTGCCTTTTCCTTATTTGATTTTACTATTTTTGCCTTAGCCATTAGTACTCCTTTTATAGTCCTAATTTATTTATTCTTGCTTTTACTTCATCAAGTGTTTCAGTAATTTCAAAGTGCATTTCATCTTTCCTGCCTTTGTAATTTCCGCCCCACTTAATACCGTACTTTTCACATAATTCGTTTATTTTCTTTACCTGCACTTTTGTGAAGGTTCCTTCTTTGCCTAATGGATGCTTGGTTGCATTTAAATCAAGGGCAGTACCTGAAGAGTGATTACTCAAAACAGAATCACTACCTCTCACATCTCTATAGGCGTATGACCAATCATCAAACACTCCACCCTCAATGCGTTCTACTTGAGCGTTAAATTCACCTGCAAATGCTGCTAAGATCTTTCCTGCTTGTTTCTGGCATCTTATTTTAGTCTCAGTGCCTGGAATAATGAACATCTTTATACCAATTTCAGCCTGATCTTTTGATGCAGGCCATCCATTTTGAGATTTTTGCATTACTCTGCTTTCTTCCTTGTTCTCTTTGGCTTATCTGATTCAATTAGAATCATCATTATTTGATCTATTCTTTCCTCAAGTCTGGTAACTTGGTCCTTAAGACTTTTCCCAGAATTTGGGACCAGTTCGCTTAGATAGTGCTTGACTAACCATCTAACTGCTCCTACGAATGCTACTGCTATTGAGATTGCAGATACAATAAAGCCTGCCCACTGCTCTATGCTCATATGTTACTCCTTATGCCAGTTCTGGCCTTGATATTTATTAGAGGTCCAAAACGAGGCAATCGTATAACGAATTTCACCTTCTATCTTGGTTACTCCATGCAGGTGGTCTGGATCTCCTGGATGTATTGCAAGTTTTCCAGCCTGTGGAGTAATGCTTATGTTATAGTTTGGGTAGTATGTTTGACCACCTTCGTAATTATCGTTTAGATAAATAATTGATCCAAACGCTCTGTGCTCAAGTCCTTTGATATCTGTGTTAGTCATATCGTCTGCATGTGGTGGTTGTTCCATTCCTGGGAACCATCTTACAATTTGCAGGGTATCAGAGTATATTTCAGGAAATGCATAGTTATTCCTAATAACATTGCTACATCTAATATTGGCATCTAACATTATTTCTGCCGCTTTTTTATCGTATTCTTTCATATTAAAGTAATTAAGGATACGATTATTCCAAAATTCATGCCCACCGTTTTCCCATAAATCTGAAGCAATTGCAGCATCAATAAGGTATTGGCAGTCTTCTTTAGAAATAAAGTTTTCTTTAGTGATAGCGTCAAACATCTTAGTTCCTGATTGCTAAATTGATGCAAGCACGAGGAGCCTTAAATGTCTCAATTTCATGCACTAACAACTTAGGAATAAACAAGAAATCGCCTTCTTTAACATGATATTCATTCTCAAGGTTATCGCCTGTTCGCCAAATCATCTCACCCTTGACTACCCATTGAAACTGATCAACAAGGTCATGATGCTTATTTCCAACAACACCCTTGTTCTTCATAAAGGTTACAAGGCCAAAGTTATTTGTGTAGATTTCCTTATCATAAATAGATAGACCAAACTCAGTAACTGGCTTTAGTTCTGGGATTATCTCCATATATGGATCATCTAAATCATTTAGTTGAAATGCAAGTCTTGACCAGAATCTGCATTTTAGATCAAAACTTAGATATTCTTCATCCAAGTTCTTTGTGTCTAAATAAGATCTGTCTGGAAACTTCTCTTTATCTATTTCTACATATGTTGCAATAACATTCAAAATAGTGTCCCAAGAAGGTAATTCTGGGAATGGGTTATGAAAAATATGTATTCTATTCTCAGCCCTTGCTTGTTCAATCAATGATAAATCAATTGGTGAGTTATTCATTTATACCCCTTCAGGTTAGTTGTTTATGCCATCCATTGTACAATTACATACCTAAGTCCATCTGTAACTGGATGAACTTGGTGGTTATATACAAAGTTAGATGGAAATAAAAGAAGTTGATTCTTTTGTGCTTTAAATCTGAGTCCAAATCTTCTGAACTCTACATCTCCGCCTTCATAATCATCATTTAGATAATAAGTCAGAGAAATTCTGCGAGTAAGTCTTGGAGAATCATCAATGTGATCAATAAACTTTTGTCCAAGACCATATCTTAATAGTTGTGGATCTTGATACTCTTCAATGCCTGCACCGTAAAGATTTCTATATTCGTTTAGACATGGCATCATATGACTACGAAATGATCTTGTTAGGTCTCCCAAAATATCAGGAGTATCTTGCAGCACAATAATATCTGTGTCTCTTGCTGAAGTTTTTACTCCAGATGTTTTATCATCTATGCCAACTTCTGCTGGTCTCCATTGTATATCTTGACGAGCAATTTCTTTTATGAAGTCCATAGAATCTGGAAATATATTGTCAAATACGACTATTCCTGGTGCTAACTCTTTCATTTCTACCACTTTCCAATTGGACATGCTGCTGCTTCTAATTTAGTTTTAAGAGCCATAGCACATCCACATTTTTTGCATTGAGTAGTGGCCTTAAAGTAAAATGGACATTCTTTGCATATTTCCATTCTATTTTCTGTTATTTTAGGGTCATCTACCAATTTACTATGATCCAAAAGATGCCAAGGTCTTGTTTCACCTTGTGCTTTCTTCCACTCTTCCCATTTAGACATTTGGCCCCGTTTGTCTCTTACTTCTTTATTAGATTTTCTCCATCCCAGGTATCTCCAACTTTAGGATTTAACTCATCTGGGATGTTTACTATTGTTGTTTCACCATCAAAGATTGCTTCGCATTGTAGGTGTTGCTTGCTATTTGCTACTGTAATAACTCCATAAATTACCATATTGTCGCATAGATATCCATAGTAGTGTATTGCAGTCCAATCTGCTTCTGGTCTTACTGATGATCTTTCTCCACCAGTAAACTTTGTCCCGTCAAAAATTGCACCAGGCATACCAGAGTGCTCATAAGGAGTAAGAACCATTGAAGTAATTGGAAGACCACTTTCCATAGCCTTTGCAAGTCGTTCTTGTCTTGACTTTAGATTAGGATAGTCTTTTTCATTTCCATAAGTAGCAAAGTTCCAAATATCCCAAGTTCCTTCGCTATTTTTTACTACGCAAGCGTACATGTTGCTCCTTCTATTAGTATCATTGTATCAGATTCCATGTTAAGCACCACAGAATCCACAACTTCCAAATACTCCATCGCAACCTACATATGGAGATGCTTCTTCACAGAGACCTGTGTAAGGTGGGAATGGAGGTGGAGGTGTTACAGGAGGTGTTACTGGCGGAGTTACAGGAGGTGTAACTGGCGGAGTAACTGGTGGCGTGACAGGAGGAGTTACAGGAGGCGTAACTGGTGGTGTCACTGGTGGTGTCACTGGTGGTGTCACTGGTGGTGTCACTGGTGGTGTAACAGGAGGCGTTACAGGTGGAGTGACTGGAATTGGAGGAGTAACAGGTGGAGTAACAGGTGGGGTTACTGGAGGTGTTACAGGTGGAGTCACAGGTGGTGTGACAGGTGGTGTTACTGGAGGAGTCACTGGAGGAGTCACTGGAGGAGTGACTGGTGGAGTAACGGGAGGAGTAACGGGAGGTGTTACAGGAGGTGGAGGTGGTGGTGGTACAAGTCTAAGATGCACACCTATTCCACTTGGAAAACGCTGTAATGGACTCACTTTTACTCCTTATTAGTTATTAAGCAAACTTACTTTGTGAGGCAATAGCAGTAAATGTGGCAGCCCCTGTTTTTCTAATTGTGTAAACATAAACATCTGTTGAATTGATATTTCCTGAAGAAGGTGCTGTTCCACCTAACCACTTAGGAACTACTGCAGACCCATCAACACTAAATGCAGTTGGATAGTAAGCAGTTGCACCATTTGGTGTTTCAAATACTACAGAAATCTGTGATCCTACTGCCATCAATGAATCAAGGGTTGTTGAACCATCTCCACGAACATTTAGTGTCCAGTTACCTGAAGCATTAGATGTACGAATATTTACAGCAGAAGTAAGAACATCAACATTTATCGCTCCAGTTGCTGCTGTTCCAGAAATTGTTACTGTTTCTTCTGGTGATGTTAGTGTTGCACCAGTTGAAATGGCTATTGTTGGTACAGGTCCAGATGGATTAGTAATGGTAATACCTGCTCCTGCTGTTAAACCTGTCACATCGCCAGTACCAAATGACTGCCATGCTGAGCCATCATAATAGACTGTTGTGTTAGTATCAGCAAGATAAGCAAACATACCTTCTTGACGAATACCTGCTGTAAGGGCAGCATCTCTGGCTGCAGCATCAGCGAAGTACATGATTGACTGATTCTGTAGGTAGTACTGTACCTGTGCTGCTGTTAATACATCGCCTGTTGTAAAGGTCTTGTAACCAGCGTTTGGACTGCCTGTAGGCATGTTATTCTCCTTCTTAGTAAGTTAATGCATTGTTATTAGGTGGATCTGTTAATCCAAGTATACCTTGAGTTGCGGAATCAAGAATAAATGCTTGGATAATTGGTTCTGCTGTATAGACTCTGATATTCCATTGCCCTGGACTAATATCGTGATTAACTCCTTGAACGAATAACTCACGAATAACACTACTGCCTCCAGGCATGGACTTTTCAATATTGATTAATGAATAGATATCTAAAGATAAATTCTGCAAGGTATTTAACTCATCAATGTCAGAATTTAAGTTCAAACTCATAGAATCAATTCTTAATGTAGCATCCTTACGAGCAGCAACAAGAGTCTGTGCTTGATCTAAAGCCTCAGCATCTGTTGTAACCAATAGGTTTGTTCTTTGACCTGACTTATAGGAATATAAATCAATACTTGGTTGACTTGTTACAATTTGAGGCACTGGAGCAGGAATTGTTCCTTCAGGAGCATATCTTGTAATAGACACATCGTTTAGAATAAGTTGATCATCAAATGCAAAGTCAACATTAGAATAAGGATATATTGTTGGTCCTGTCGTCATGTCTGAATATTGCAATGGAGGAACATCTGCCAATAAACTTACGCTTGTACGATCAATAAATCTTGCTTTGCCTTGTCTGGTCATAACAAATGCACCAAACTCAGATTGCTCAACTGTCTGAATAGCAGCCAAGATAGATCTATTTCCACCTGGATCTGGTTGCATAATAGAGTCACCAACATCTAATTCCATCATAGATGTAGGGAATCCACCAAAAGAAAGTAGATTTTCTACTCTTACTCCAGATGGTTGTAGGGTTGTACAGCCTGGAACTGGAGGTATTTCAGTAGAAACATTTGTTAGCAAACGGAATCCGTCAACACATTGTAGTGTAACAGTAGCATCTTCATTTGTACCAACATAAAAACTTGTATCAAAAGAAGTAATGTATCCTGAAAATATTGGAACTTGAACTGATTGTGAGCCTAATTGTGTCGTTCCATATATTCTTATTTTACGAAGAGGTAGCAATTTACCATAGTAAGGTGATGATGTATTCTGTGGATTGAACCATGAATCAGGATCATTTAATGTTACCGTCGCAGTTCCAGCCTCAAACTGAGAAAGAATACGGTTACGACCTCTACGAGTAGATACTCTTCTAACCTTGTCAGTAATATCAACAAGGTCTAATGGGCCATCTGCAAGAATATTAACATCCAACTTACCAAAATTAGGGTTATCTAAAATAAATGGATAACCAAAAGATGGTCCACTTGAGAAGTCAATTTCTACACCTACAACTGGTAACGCCATGTTAGATAGCCTCTAATGTTATTGAGTTACCGTTGTACTGTGCTGTTAAGAGTCCATTTCTGATAGTTGTAACTAAGTCTTGCTCTGCAGTTACAGATCCAGCAACATTTACAGTCACATTCACTGCTCCACCAGAGTTAGAAGGTGTTCCTGTACCAGCCATAACACCTGACATTGCTCTAAATCTTGCTCTTTCTGCTGCGTCATATGCTGCATCTGAGATTGAGTTATTTGCTGATGCTGCTGCATCTGCTGCTTCCTTAGCCTTAAATGCTGCAAGTGATGAAGCAATTCTTACTTGATCTTCTGCTGCCTTTAGTTGGGCTGCTATAGATGCTGCTCCAATGGCTCCAGACTCTTGTGATGCAAGGGCACTTGGAGTAACTCCTGCTGCTGCTAACGCTGCCTTTGTTGAGTCACCTGTTGCCTTAGCAACTGCATACGCTATTGCAGAGGCTGCAGATGCTGCTGAGGATGCTGCTGTTGCTGCTGAATCTGTCTTAGACCCACCAAGTCCATCATTCTTTGGAGGAATTGTTATAACTGGAGGAGTTGTTGTAGTTGGTGGAGTTATTGTTGTTGTTCCCTTGCCTAATAGGTCAAGGTACTTCTGTAGGGCTGCAGCAGCGTTTAGCCATGCAATTTCTGCTGCCTTAGCAGGATCAATGAGGGTACCTGAGTAAGAAACTGGAGAACCAATCTTCTTGATATAAGCAACAACCTCATCAATAGATAGTTTCCATTTGTCTTGTAGTTTTACTACTTCTGAGTCATCTAATTTACCATCATTTACAACCTGGACAAAATCAGCATATTTTCTGACTTCCTCTTCAGTCATTGTCCAACTCTTCATTAACTTCTTGATTTCATCATCACTCAAGAAGCCATCATTTATGTAGTTGTAGAACTCAAGATATTTCTTTGCTTGCTCTTCTGTACTGCCCCAGGTCTTAGCAAGATTAGTTATTTCGTCAGCACTAATCTTTCCATCAGATACTGCCTGGAATTGAATTAGGTATGCCTTAACTGCTTCAACTGGCATCTTCCAACCAGCAGCAAGTGCTTTAATTTCATCATCAGTAATCTTTTGATCACCAAGAACACGAAGAATATCAACATATCTTTCAGATAAGTCATTGACAAGTTTTTGATATTCAATTCTGTCTCTAAGTGCCTTAAGTCTCTTTAACTCTTCAGAGTTATCCTTTTGCTTAATTAATAATAGTTCTGCTGCTCTAAAGTTAATTGCTTCTTGTTCTGCAGACTCAAGAGTGCTTGTTGGAACAACTCCACCAACCTTAGCCTTACCCTTTCCAGGTACCTGCTGCATTTTCTTAAGTCTTGCTAATACGGCAGTTCTCTTTGCTTCTGCAGCAGCCTGACGCTGTTCTGCAGCCAACTGAATTGCCTTCATCTTTGCAAGTTCTGCAAGACGAGCCTTTTCTTCCTTAGAAACACTTTCTATTGCTGAACGCTCTGCTCTGTACTTATTAACAGCATCGTCCATTGACTGGTTCATCTTGTCATGAGCCTCAAACATGTTAGACAGTTTTTGGGCTGATTCGCTTAGTGTCTTGGTTTCATTACCAGAGACCTTCTTCATAATCCAGTCAAGTGTCTTAAATGCTGCAATGAGCAGAAGAATCTGCTTAAAGTATTTCTTGGCAAATGCAAGAGCACCCACAAAGGTAGCCTTAAGTCTTAGTAAGGCACCGTTTGCTAATGTTGCTGCAGTACCTGTTCCCTTAAGGGCAGCATTCAACTTATAAGTTTCAACAGTGGCCTTTGGAGTAATAATAAGATGTTGTTTAAATGTTGAAATTACTGAAACTAAGGCAGCATTAAACTTTCTCTGGATCTTATTTCCCTGCAAAGTAACATCGTTTGACTTTCTAACTATTTCTGCAAG